ATCGTCCAGGGACTGGGAGTGAGTTATAATAAGGACAACCAAGACAACTCCTTAGCTTGCAGAGGGGTTTGGTGCCAGTCCAGATTTTCATTGACCAACGAAAATTGATGCATATCAAGCGCAGGTATGCGGGACGGAATCGCCGGAAGTCTGTGATCGAGATGCCTGGGCGAAATCTATTACTGGAGGTTCTGTGCAGTAACTCTTATTCTTTACAAACAAGCAACCGAATATTCCTGCCACACAGGATGAGATGCCGGACGGTTCTGTCACACCGTTCGGCATCTTTATTCTTTTTGCCATGATCTAAACAGCTTAGAAAATTTCTCTACCATTTCTACAAATGCTTCAACCGCTTCAATAAAAGCAGCATTTAGGCTGAGTTGCTCAAGGATTAAATCCGTTTGCTTTTGGGTTTTCTTACGATAAGGTACTTCTCCCGCAAAAACGAGACCTCGTAGGTTCATGCCATTAAGGCTTGCCCAAACACGATAGCATGTCATTTCAGGAGTTTCCTCAAGCTGATAGTATTCCACGCATATCCTAATATCTTCCCCTTCGAGTTGCCATTCAGGTAATTTGAAGGTGAATGCTTCCATAAGCTCCACTTGAATTGTTTCAACTACGATTGGCAGATTCATATCATTCATGTCAGTCATCCTTTTCTCCTATAAGAATGAGGCCGGCATATGATGCCAGCCTCGTCTTTGCGTTATTATTCAGCACATACCATATCGATCAACAGTTCATCGTCAATGTATGCGGCCACATCATCATGGAAGTTCCAGACAATTTTGATGCGATTGTCAGGAAATATGATGATCTCCTTAATAAGCTGGCGAACCAGTTCATTCGTAAGCTCCTCCAAATTCTGATAGTCTGTTAACTTCGTGCTGCGGGAGATTACCTTGGTATCATCCTTAGCTTTTGATACTAACAGTCCCATCTGACTCTCTGCCATTTTCAGTTGGCCGGATAGTTCGGCTTCCTGTGCAGACAGATCCTTTTTCATAGCCAGGAACTGTTCTTTGGTGTACTGCCCTGCTAGGAAGCATTCATAACTCGTCATCTTATCCTTTTCGATCTGCTCCAACTGTCGGCGAAGCTGTTTACATTCGGCCTGCAGCAGTTGTTCTTCTGTCTTTGCGCCGCGTGCTGCTTTTTTGAGCTTCTTTATCTTGATGTCCACCAACCGACTTTGGGTCTGAATCGCATTGGTTACGATCTTAAGTAGTTGCGCATCATTTATCCGAACATCGGTACAGGCCGAATCCGGCGTGTATCTGCGCATGGTGCAAAGCCAGTCCTTATTCTGTTTCTTTCCTCTAGCCAGCTTATTACCGCAGCACCCGCAGGTAAGCACTGACTGGAATTCATAAGGTCTTCGATCCGGGTCATATTGCCGCGGTGCATACCGTTTTCGTGCGTCATGAGCCCGCTGGAAGAGTTCTCTACCGATAATCGGTTCATGGGTATTCGGTATTACCACCTGCTGATTCAAGGGCACAGCCTTTGTCCTGTCGCTCCCGACACGTACAACATGGGATTTGAACGGAACGGTATCACCGGTATAAATTCTGTTCTCAAGAATGTTCCTTACGGACTCAAACGACCATGCAGATCTCGTTTTGTATTTCCCACGCACAGCAGCAAGGTAGACAGAAGGCGTTTCTATGCCGTCAGAATTCAGCCTGCGGGCAATTTCGGAAATAGACACGCCCATGGCTGCCCACCGGAATATTCTGCGCACAACCAGAGCTGCAGGTTCGTCAATGACGATGGTGTTTTTCTTCTCACCCTTTTTATACCCGTAGGGAGCATTTCCATAGACATACTCACCGTTCATTTTCTTGAGGTCAACGGCACTTTTGATTTTCTTGGAGATATCCTTACTGTACATCTGATTGAGCAGATTCTTGATGGCAAGTTCCAAACCACCTGTCGACTCACCGACTTTCGCACTGTCAAACTGGTCATTGATTGAAATAAAGCGCACGTCGTACATCGGGAAAACAAATTCAAGATAATGGCCAGCTTCAATGTAATTACGTGCAAACCGGGACAAATCACGCACGATCAACGTGCGGACGAGACCCTGTTCTACCAAATCCAATATCTCCGCCATGCCGGGCCGCTTCATTGTTGTCCCGGAGTAGCCATCATCCACGAACTCCTCAAAGACGGCAGGATTCATTCTATGGGCTTCCAGATAATTGTGGATGCATTTTCTCTGAGATTGAATGCTGCAGCTTTCTGTTTCGGAGCCTTCCGTTACATCACCGTCTTCTTTTGAAAGACGAAGATAAATAATATCCAGCAAATTAGCCTGCATCGCGTACAGCCTCCGTTCTCTTGATGAATTCGTCAAGCCCAGCATAAGGGTTTCCATACTTTAGAATGATCCGAACCCCTTTGTCTGCCGTGACTTCGATTCGTTCAACCAAGGAATCCACCAGTTCTGGCGTCAATTCAGGGATCTTCTTGAATTGTTGCAGCTTTTCGATCCACTGCCGTGCAGATGTGACCGCTGCGTCCAGCGCATTTCGGTCAGCAAAGGCCTTAGTCTCTTCCTCGATCAGTTTTTCCAGCTGCTGCGAATACTGTTCTCTCAGATACTCGTATTTGTGCCTGCCAATCTTCCGTTGAGCCAAATCAAGCAGGAGTTCTTCCATCTTGCCTTCCATGTGCTTTCTCTTCCGGACAGCACTGGTGTGACGGTCAGTAGCTTCTGCAACAAAGGCTCTGGTAGCACGGCGATTTTGGATGGATGTAATCATCTCATCCAGATCCACCGAAATCTGCAGCTGCTGATTAAGTAGGTTCTGGACCTTTTCCATGATTACCTCTTGCCGGATATAGTGACTGCTGCACTTGAGCCGACTGGAATACTTGTAATTATTACAATCATAAAACAGCCACGGAGAAATTCCGGATCCCGGTCTTCCCAAGCCCTTTCCAGCGGTCATGGTGGAACCACATTCTGCGCAGAACACTTTGCCGCGAAACAGATTGCGGTAGTCAAGGTCCGGCCCCTCGTGCCGATCCATCTCGCTGAGGCGCCGCCTTTCAGTTTCTGCAACCTCTTGCACTTTTTCGAAAAGCTCACTCGGAATGATTGCCGGATGTGCTTGCTCCACGACATACCATTCTTCCTCACCCCTCCTGGATTTCTTCTGCCCATACTTATCACTCTGTACCCTGCCATGCACTCTGTTTCCAATGTACACCTGATCGCAAAGCATTTTTCGGATGGTTCCACGAATCCAGTTTGCATTAACATAGCGGCTCGACATAGTGATTCCCCGCAGATAGCGAAGCTTCCCTGGGCTTGGGTGTCCTTCCTTATTCAGAACTGCCGCAATGCCATTGAGGGACATGCCTTCAGCCCGAAGTTCAAAAATTTTCCTTACGATTGGTGCCGTTTCGGGGTCGATATCAAAAGTGATATCTTCGGGGTTTCTGATATAACCGTATGGGATACTGGATGCAGAAGGAATGTAGTCTCCGGCACCAATTTTGGCGTTGATCCCAGACCGAATTTTTCTGGAGATGTCCTTGACATAGAAGTCATTCATGACCATCTTCAGTGGAAGGGTCAATGCCAGCGCATCAGCACCTTCAGCCGCACTGTCGTAGCCATCATTGATACAGATCAGGCGGACACCCATTTCCGGAAAGATCCGTTCCACATATTCCGAAGTCTGGATAAAATGTCTTCCCAGTCTGGAGATATCTTTTACGATCACACAGTTGATTCTTCCGCTCCGCAGATCTGCCATCATGCGTTGGAAGTCAGGCCTATTGTAATTCATGCCGGTATAACCGTTGTCAGAGTAGGAATCCACGAATTTGATTCCAGTCTGTTCGGAGAGGTAATGCAGAGCAATCTTCTTCTGATTGCCCAGAGAGTTCTGCTCCTCATCATCTCCATCTTCCACCGAAATTCGGTTGTACAGTCCAGCCAAGGCATGCGCAGGGATCTCAATGGGGGCATCCGCATTAAGTGTTGCCCATCTGCTTTTTCGTGCCATATCAGCTCACCTCCTGCTTTCTGCGCCGCAGAATTTCCGTGTAGAACTCGATTTCATTTCGATAATTAAATTCAATCCGGATTCTTTTGTCGGCATATACATAGATTCGATCGATCAGAGAGAATACAGCTTCCCGGGAAAGTTCTTTGAGTCCCTGGAATTTAACATACTGACTAATCCAATCGTTCTGCGCTTTTTCTGCATTCTCTGCCTCCGCTTTCGAAGCTGTCAACTGCTGGATCAGCATTTCTCCTTCCGCAATGAGGTCGGAATACTTGGCGCGCATCTGCTCGTATTCGTCTCTGTCGAGAATACCGTCCTGAAAGGACTCATATAGATTCATGCGAATATCGCGGTAATGCTCGATCTCTGTCTGCTTTTTCTCTATAGCTCCATCCAGCCGTTGGAGATGTGCATTAGATACACTATTAGCCTCGATTTCGGCAATCAGCTTCTCCATCTCTGCAATCAGAGCAATCTGGTTTTTGAGTGCATTCAGCACAATCTGATCCAATGTGTCGCAGCTGATACTGTGGGAGGAGCAGCCATCGCCATGTTTGTAGGTTGAGCAGACATAATAGTAATATCTAACGCCTTTTTTTAGTGCGGTTCGTTTACTCATGGTCCGGCCGCAGTCTGCACAAAACAGCATGCCTGAGAGCGGATACACAGCATCCGTTTCCGAAGATGCACGGGTATCCCGCTTCAGCATATTCTGGACAGCAGAAAACACCAGCGGATCAATAATCGGCGGATGGTTCCCGTTGATTACTGTCCATTCGTCTTCTTTGCGCACTTTCATGCGCTTGACCTTGTAATTGGGGGTACCTCTTTTTCCTTGAATGAGTGTACCCATATATACTGGGTTTGTGAGGATTCTCTTTACTGTCATGGCGCTCCACTTGGGTGCCGATGCCGAAATGAATCCGCTTTTATAATTCAGTCCCAAACTCTTCTTGTACTCAGACGGTGGCAAAACCGTCTCGGCATTGAGAAAAGTTGCAATCGCAGAGGGACTGTAGCCTTTGATTTTCAAAGAAAAAATGCCTTTTACAACCTCGGCTGCGTACTCGTCAACAACAAGCTTGTGCTTGTCATCTGGAGATTTGCAGTACCCGTAGCTTGCAAAGGCACCTAAAAATTCTCCATTACCGCGCTGGATCCGGAACTGGCTTCGCAGTTTCCTGGATAACTCACGGCAATAGGATTCGTTCATTATGTTTTTGATTGGGATGAGCAAATCATCCCCTGCGCTGTTCTTCGTGCTGTCAACATCGTCATTGATAGCAATGAAGCGAACGCCTAAGTCTGGAAAAACAGTTTCAATATACTTGCCTGTAGAGATATACTCTCTACCCAGACGAGACAAGTCTTTAACAATAACACAATTCACCCGACCAGATTCAATTGCATCCAGCACCTGTTGGAAACCGGGACGATTGTAGTTCGTTCCGGTATAGCCATCATCATAGGCCTCATCCACCAATGTAATATTGGGATGGTTATCCAGATAGGCTTGGATCAATTTTCTCTGATTGGCAATACTATCGCTTT